CGATTGCGTCCAAGGACTTCACGACATCGTCGTCGGAGATCGAGAGGTCCGCCATCATGCCGCGGCCGGTGCTCCAGCGCCTTCGGGAACGGGGGCGCCGGCCTGTTGCCGAAGGCCCCCCTGGCCTAGCAATTGCGTTATCTGGCCGAGCGCGGCCTTGACATCCTGCTCGGATCGCATCTTGAGCAATTCGGCGGTGCGCATCTTTTCGATGATAGCTTCCATCGTGCCTTTGCCGTCGATCCAGACGCGCCATTCCTCCGGGAACATCTGCGCCAGCGCCTGGGCGCATTGGAACGCGGTCGCGATCTCCTGCTGCTCGGCCGCCCGCTGTGCGGGGTTGTACGGCAGCGTAGCGATCGCCCGCCCTTCCTTGTCTTCGAGTTGGTTGACCGACCCGGACTTCGCAAGCAGGTATTTGAATCTGAGGAAAATGGCGCGCGGCCCCTCACGCCAGAACGGCTGACCCGGCGTCCCGATTCGGCGTTGGGCGCGGGCCAGTTCATCAAGCCATTGGCCGAGCGTCGGCGGCGTGTCGCCGCTCTGCTCCGGGTGGTCGATGTAGAAGATTTTTCTTAGCCGATGTTCCTTGCGATCGAGGTCCCCGAGCGCGGGATCGGGCGGCGGTTGGTCATAGATGCGCTTGACGGCATTCTCCGACCCTGTCCGGATCGCGTATGCCCCATTGGGCTCGAAACCATCTTCAGGAATGTTGGCGAAGCTGTCGTCTGGGAATGTGAGCGGACTGGCAACATACCGCTCGATCGCTTCCGGAATTACCCTCTCCCATTCGTCAATCTGGCGCAACGTCGGCAAACCCTGCATCAGTGGCCCGACCGCCCACGGCCAATCGGCGGTGGCCTTGAAGCGCATGAAGATGAACGGGCAGGCGCCCTCGCCGACCAATTCCTCCTGGTGAATGAGTTTGTCGCCGACCAGCACGACGTATCGGTAGACGACACCATCCTCGCGATCCCACAGGCGCCAGTAGCCCCAGGTCACTTCGGTGGACTTGTCGCCCTTGTCCTTGCCGTCGATGGCTACAGCTACATCGGAAGGAATCCTTCCGGATAGCTCCTTGCCGAGCACGCTGCGGACGTGGCAATTGCGCACATAGCGGACGATGAACTTGTCATCGACCTCGCCATCTGGCCCGAGATTGACTTCGATCTCCCGCATCGGGACGGCCATGGTCTTGATCGGCTCGTAGGCGCGCGATTGGTCGATCCAGAGGCCGCAGCCGGCTATTGCGAGGTCGGGTGTCGCCATCATCGGGATGACGGCATAGAGATTCGATGCCTTCATCGCCTTGAAGATCAGATCGTCTTCGCGGGCGACCTGATCCTTGACGGAATTGAAGACTTCGTCGGGAATTCCGATGCCGGGGCCACGTTCGCACCACTTTTGTTCCGGCGGCATGAACGTGTTGAACAACTCTGTAACAAAATCGTCTACCGCGATCGTGGCGAGATCGGTATAACATTCGGAGTAATCGAGTTCGGGACCGCGCGCGGGCGGGGCGCCAGAGGTCAATGTCCGGTCCCGACTAGGGGCGGCCAGGAAATAGCACTCTCGATATTCCTTGATCCGATAGTTCTTCTGCCGTTTCGCCGCCTTGAGGCGGTTGCAGGCTTCTTCTTCGAGATTGCTCTCCGCCATCTACGCGACCTTCTCGCCATAGGTGGCGGTCTTCTTGCCGAGGGGCCCGGCGGCGAGCGGAACCGGGTTTTGCGCCGAGACGAGCTGCGCGCCGTAGCGCGCGAGCAGCGAGGCGGTGTCCCCGCGCAGGTTCTCCTGCATTGCCGCGATGTCCTGCTGCTGACCTTGCGCCATCAGCGGCGACAGCATCGGGTCGATACTAGGCTGACTGTATTCCGGCGCGCCCATCGATGGCCTCGGCGAACGGGATGCCGCCATAGGCCACGCATTCTTTGAAAAAACCTGACGGAGTAAACGCACCGCCGGAAACCCCGACGAGCCGGCGGACGGACGGGACGCAATACCCGAGGAGAGGCAAACCAATTGACCTGGAACGGCGTTCAGAGGAATCTAGTTTACCCACTTTATGCGAGTGACGCCTAACACTAACAACCGCGGCATTCTTTATGCGTGAGGAGATCATCGCCAAGGCCGGATCACCTTCGGCGGCCAGGATGATGTCGGTCCCGGCAATATGTGGATCGAAGAACGCCCATACGTGCAGAAATGGCACGTAGGCATAGGCCGAGACGTGCTTGAACTCGCCGGGGACGAACCGCCGAATCCACGGATTCGTCGTTTCACGTGAAAAGACGACCTGCCAGCATTCCGGCTGCACGATCAACGGGCCGGTGATGGCGGTGATCATGGCAGGAGAAATAGCATCATCCCGCCTGCCAGAATGGCGAACCACAAAGAGAGATTGATGATGGCGTACGGCAGAGCGCGCCCGGTGAACCAAAACCGAAGCGGTATCTCCCATGGCCACGGTCGCTGTGTATCTCTCATCCCATGGTCCTCCTGATGGCGGTGATCATCCCAATCCGAGGTCAAGTCGTTCTGTAGAAGCGCGACCGCGCCTATCAACGGGCCAACCGGGGCGCACTCCGACCACGACCTGGTGATACCTCCGTCGTTAAGAACCTCCGCAATCGCAACCCCAACGGTTTCACCGGCCCTGGCGCGCTCAATGGCTCGTTCAAGTCTGAGCACTACGTCCTCGTTGACGGTTTTGAGCTGGGTCACTGTCATCCCACGTTCCTCCTGAACGGCTGGCTCGCGAAATCTTATTTCCGGGAGATCGGAGAATTCGGCGACATAGGTGTTGTCGTAACTTGCCTTCATCGGGGGGGCGATCCACGTCATCCAACGTTCCTCCGCATCGTCTTCGGTCGCCACACCCGCGCCGGGCGCAAATCGCCGGTTGGCGTCAACCCGATCATCCGGCGGCCCTCGCCCATGGTCAATACGAGGTATTGCAGGCAGTCGCACAGATGGGTGTAGTTGTTGTCCTTCGGCTCGGTACGGGTCCCCTCGGAATTGGCCCTCTTCTCGTAGCAGTAGCGGCCTTCCATGCCGACGATCAGGGTCCGGCACGTCGGGCTGATCATGAGCCGCGGCTTGCCGTCGTACATCGAGGCGCCGAGGTGCTCGACCGCCTCGATGCGCGGCTGAAGGAGGTTCTGCTTGATCGGCGCGGGCGTCACTTTCATCCCGATCGAGGCCCAAACGTCATAGGCCGAGCGGTCGTCGTTCTGTGTCCTGTCGGCGCCCTTGGGATCGCCGCAGACGCGGAAATTGAAGCTTGGGTACTTCTGGGAAAGCTTCGCTTTCACCATCGGCGCGAACGTCACGGCGCCCATGTTGAACTGCTGCATTTCATCGATGATGATGACGCGGTTGTTGATGAACTGCCCGAACAGGGCCGCCGGTTTGCGCCCGAAGTCGGCCGCGACCCAGATATCGTGCCCTTTGACGGGCTCGATCGCCTTGCCGGCAACGTATGTCTCGCGCTTGAACCACGGCCATACCGGATCGCCGTCGATCACGAGCGCGATCTGGTTCAGCACCCGCGTCTTGATAAATGGAAGCAGCTTCCCGCGGATCATCTTCAAGTACGCATCTTTGGCGAGATACTTGATGTTCTCCGCGGCCGGGTTCATCCGGTACTGACCCGTGGGCTTCCCGTCCGGCCCCATGATGTCGAGCAGCCCCGGCGGCTGCATGATGAAGTCCCATTCCGCCGGCCACGTCATCGCGAGCCGGTCGTACTCCGACATGCCTTCCGGAAACTCGGTCTGCCCCGTCATCACTGCGATGAAATGGTCGTCGGACGGCGCGTTCATGTCACACCAAAGGCCGTGCCAGGTCGGGCCCCCGTCCTTCATCGCCGGATAGCGACCCATCTCCACTCGGCTCTGCACCTCATCGAAGATGCTTTTCGGGATGAACTGCAATTCGTTGATGTAGACCCAGGTGTATTCGCTCGACATCAGCTTCTTGACATCGTCCTCCTTGTCCATCGCGATGAAATCGACCTCGCAGTCAACGTCGGTGCCGCGCGGCCGCATGATCTGCCGCGCCGGCTTGGACATGACGATATTCCCATACAAGTGCTCCGGGAACGTGTCGCGCCACGTCCTCATGGTGGTGCTGATCAATTCGCCGTAGGTGTTACGAATTACGGCGCCACGGGTATGGCGCATCCCATCGGCTCCGGGCCGCTGAGACGCGGCAATCATCCAAGCCTTGAGGTTGCAGGCCTTCGACTTGCCCGACCCGACCGGCCCCTGGATGACCTGCACCGGCGCCGTCGAGCGCATGAACCGTACAAGCTGCGGGTAGTCGAACGTGTAGATCGGGCGGCCGTGCTCGTCGTACTTCTGAGCGACCTGGTCCGTGGGCGGCGCAACGTCGCGGAGGTCAATGGCGGGGCGGGGCGTCATCGCGGTTCTCCAAAATACTTGCGGTACGCGACCCGCCAGTCCTCCAAAGATATCTCGCGCTGCGCCGCCTCAAGCGATATCGCTCCGCGACATACCTCGCGATGCAGCCGGTTCTCCAGCCGGTCTTTCATCACCGCATTCCACTTTCCGCTGTAACATTGCGGCCACAGGTTCTTGACCGCATCCGCACCGCAAAGTTCCCGGCTGACCGCGTGATCGATCTCAAAGCGGCGCCCGTGGCGGTCAAGCCTGCATGATTTGTCGTCGTTGCCGCTCAGTCCGTAGAGAGCGAAGACCTCGCGTTTCATACCTGCGGTTACATGCCTTTTGTCTTTGCCCCATTTAGTATTACAAACGGCCTCCTTGGACGTGCAAGCCACCACGCCCGGCGTAATCGTCAGGTCGGGGACCGATAGATCGGCCGACCAGGCCGCGGCCACCATCAGGAGAAGGTAGAAGCCCATCCCCAGAAGAATGGCGACCCGCCACAAGCGCCGCTGTTCCCGCCGTTCCCGCCGTTCGCGATCCTCGCTGTACTCGTAGAACTCGCGCCGCCAGGACGACCACTCCTCGTCCAGATCATGGTCGGAACCAACCATCAGTCGACCTCCTGTTTTTTGGAACCACAGCGCCCGGTTTTTACCAACGACCCACCATCGAAGCACAGCAGACTGTAAAAGTAGCAACCCGTTGTTTCGTAATCCGGAATGTGGATTTCCACGTAATTGCCCATCCGCACGATCTGATACGGAATGTTGTAGCGTTCGAGATTTTCCTTAAACATCTCTAGATCGTTCATCGAGGCCCGACCCGCCCGCCACCGCGCCCACTCGTCGTCCATCCCATGGTGTCGACCTCCTCGGCCGGTCGGATCGCCAGCACCGCTGCCCTGAATCGATCCAAGGCGCGCAGGTATTGGCGAGCCAGCACGCAGGCATCGCAGTCGGGATCGCCTGGAACCATCTGCGTCAACGGGTTCATCTGGAAATCGAGCCAAGCGTTCGCTATCCGCTCCGCCTGATGCCGTTCGTCATCGATCATCAGAGTGCCTGCCAGATCGCCAGTATGGCGAGAGCCATTATAAAGACCGCCATCGCCCCAGCGGCCATCGTCACACCACAGATGCCGCGGTACATCACAAATCCGTCCGGAGCGGACCAAACCCCGTCTCGAACGAAACCTCGACACCCGCGGCTTTCAGCAAAGCCTCGGCAAAGGCGACCGCATCATGCGGCGACAGCACAAAGCTCGCCCCAAGTAGGCCGACACAAACACCGCCGCTCAGGTGAGACGACACTGAAAGCCGACCGTTGGCCACCTGTAACGATCCCACTAGCATCGGTCATTCCTTCGGGAGTAGGCACCGGACCATCGGTGAGGGATTATAGCGCTCCTCGGAACTCGTCAGGTGCTCCATCAGAACATGCCGGATGTAGTTCGCCGGACTCCGGTGCTCGGCCTCCGCGGCGCGCGCTACCCGCTCCGCAAGATCGGTCTCAACCCTAAAACTATAAAACTTGTCCTTCCGCGAACCGCGAATACCCATCAAACCCTCCGTAAAAACAACAAATGACCGGCAAATACATACACCCACCACCAATAAAAGCAATGTGCGGCAAAAGATGTTGACAGCTAAAAATGAGCCGGGCCCCACAATGGCCTACATGAATACCCCTAGTATAACTAAAGGCTTCGGCCAAAGCAGGGCCCTAGGGGCCGGTAGGAGCAACACAAATCGGCAGGTCCTGGCGCGATTAGGCGATCTCGTGATGCGCCGCAAAGATGTGCTCGATGTGCGCGATTGCGTGGGCATGGCGCCCGTCATCGTTGACGATGGCCCCGATGCCATGGCCGTCCGCGATGGTGGCGCCGCTGGTCGGATTGGACAGAACAACGTTGAAGGTCTCGTTCGGCTCGACCTTGGTGTCGCCCCTGATCGTGACCGAGATTGTCTCGACATTGTCGCCGGCCGCAAAATGCAGCGTTCCAGAGGCGGCAAAATAGTCCTTGTTGCCTACAGTGGCACTTCCATTGGAGGTGGCGTAATGCACGTCGAACGCCAGCGTTCCGTCCGACCGGGTGACCGTGAAGACCTCGACCCTGGTCCCGTTGTTGCCCTCGATGACCGACGCGTCGCCGATCGATACCGATCCCGCAACCTCTCCGCCGCCGCCGCCGTTGTTGTTGAAATCGAGCAGATTGCCGGACTCGTCCACGTTGCCGCTATATTCCTGATTTGGCGCGGCCGGGTCGCCGATGTAACCGAATGCGTAGGCCCCGAAGACATTGTTGTCTACGTTGCATTCGACAGTCGTGCCGCCGAAGTAGAGGACGTACGAGCCTCCGCTCAGGTGGTTGTCGATGATGTCGATATTGAAAGCATCCGCCATCGTTATGCACGAGCTTGCAGTCTGCACGTCCAGGTCGATGTTGTTGTGCCTGATGATGCAATTCTCGGTCGTCGCGGCGCCGATGTTGGTCCCCGGAATTTGAATTCCGTCGATGTGCGCCTCGGGGCTCCCTACGAGGTTGTGGATATAGTTCTCCTCGATCAGTGCCCCGTCCGCCTCGAGCCAAATCCCATTCTCGACGCCGCTGATGTCGCAGAATCGAACGGTTGCGTTGTCGCCTTCGATGTCGAGGCCGCCCGTTGCATCGACGTGGTCGATGACCGCACCGGTTCCTCCTTGGATGGAGATCAGGCCCGAGACCCGGCAGTCCACGAGCGTCACATTCGAGGCGGTGATGATGACCTCGCCGTCGATGTCGAGACCGCTGACAACGGCCCCGGCAGTGTCGAGTGTCAGCGGCGCTCCGGAGCTCGAAAGGGTGACACCATCGCGGACGCCTGTCGTGCTCTCGTTCGGGAAGCTCATGATTTCACCTCAATGCGTGACCGATCCACCTCAGCTTCCAACAGCTTGATCCGGTTGTTCAACCTCCCGGCATGCTCGACAAGCAACGTGCGCTGCGCCCGCAACTCCGCCTCCAACTCGGCAATCCGCCCATCCTTGATCATCAGCGCAGCCGTCGCCGAAGCTACCGTCAGAGGAACACCCATCACGGAAACCCTTCCACGACACAGGCCTAAAGCAGTAAGCCCAAACCCCAAAACCTCCGATACCCTAAATGTCCAAAACCACAGCCTTTCGAGGGGAACCACAAAGGACGAGGTCGCCGCCACTCCGACGAATAGGCCGGCCGAACAGCACCACACCGCCGCCCCCCTCCAAAATGTCGGCCGCTACATGCGACCCATCCCGCACCTCACCCCTCCACAACACAGGCCGCACTCGGCCCGTCAGTATTATAATTACCAACCAAGTGGAACCCAAAGAAGAAGCGGACTTCCGATGAAGTAGTAAAAAGCCGGGGCGAAAGTTACATGGAAAATTCCCCAGAGATTTCAAGGGAATGTTACATGGGGGGGATACCTGCGTTCACCGATCGGCCGGTTTTTCCCCCCGGCCTCGGTCTGCGCGGGATGGTCGATCTGGCCCTGCGTTGGTCGTTCCCCAGATAAGGCATCTGGCGCATACGCTAGCGTTATCAGCCACTTACCGCTCCCGTGTCCCGTCTATGTCGCGTTCATGTTCGACCACGCGTACCGCTGGGGCATCGCCCTGCTGCAACACGATCACGAAACCAGGCATCGAGGCGCTGCCAACCCGTTGATTGCCCTCGGTTTCGCCATCAAGGTATCGAATAGCATGCATCGCCGGCATGTTGTTCGCGGCGTCGCGTATCTCCCTGGCGCGGTGGATGTTGGACGCTCGCACCTCCTGTTGGAATACGTCCCGCTGCTCGCGTAACCAGCTGATGACGTGCTGCTTGGCGAGTGCAATACGAAGCATGCGCGTTGTGATATTGGCCCGTTTGGCGGCTTGATCGAGTTCAAGGCCTTCCCGGACCATTGCGAGGCAGGCCACGGCGAGGTCGCCTGTGACCTTGCTACGTTTGGAGGGCGTTTTGGTCTTTGGCGCAGCGTAGTTTGCGGCTTTGAGGCCGTCGCGCGGTGGTGCGAGGTCTACGCTGGTCATGCCGTGTGGAATGGCGTGGTGTGGCGTGGTGGTCAACGCCCTATTGCGGGGTTGAGGCAATGGCTGGGGTGTGGGCTGCTTGGCGGTTGCGGCACTCTGGCCGGTCGCACCACTTGTGACGGTTTGCCGTTCTTCCGCAGGTTGGGCAGGGCGGTCCTGCGCTGGGGACCTTGCGGACCTGACTGGGCTTGACGGTCTCGGCGAGCGCTCTCAACTCGGCCTTGCTCAGTGGTCTGGACATGCTTGCTCTTGATGGGCTGTGGGCTTGGTCTGTTTCTGAGCCGCGCGCGCGAACGCGGACTAAAGGTTGCGTACAACCATGTCAATCCCCTAAATTAAAGCCTACTCCTATCAATGGCATGGCCTGTTAGTATCTTTTTGCTGCGGTGCGATTGTTCCGGTTCGCCATATTCATTATTGGTTGATTCGGGTGCGCCGCTATATCGATAACCCTTTTGGCCAGATTTGTATTCTTTTGCGCGGCGACGCTCTCATGCATCCCTGAATGGTCGTGGTGCAAGGTCGCTAAACGCCAGTGCGAGCTTCGCTAACCCATTGATTTCATTCATGCCGAATTTATTTGTAATGCCCTCTTGACACTAATGCTCTTGCATGCAATATTCGCATTTGTCGGACGGCAATCCGGCCCATTCCGCAAATGCGGATCACGATTACGAAAGGACAATCCCATGGCAAAGTACCGTTTTAGTCCAGTCCGCCTCATCGCCATTGAGCGGATCGGCCAGACTGTTTACGAACACGACGACAAGTCGTGGCTGGGCACCATTGTTGAACTCAGTGACGATGGGGAACTGGCCAAGGTCAACTGGGGGCATGGCGTGGTGGCATGGACTGAATGTCGCGACCTGCGCACTGGGTTTGAGCAAGACTAACCGGACGGCAATCCGATCGATCAGATGAAAGGACAATCCCATGCGATTTGAATACGCCAGGACCGTCTACGGGTGGGACTTCTCGATCAACGCAAGCCAAGGAACGCGCCAGTATTTCGCAATCTGGTACCTCAAGCGCTGCGACTGTGGCGTGTACATCTTTGGCAAGCATTTTGTCAAACGGCTAGATCACTAATCAAAGTCGAGCGGCAACTCGGCCCAGCGAAAGGACAATCCATGGACAGCCGCCATCCATTCCGCCTCGCCACCATTGAGCGGTGTTGCGAGCATCAGGCGGAAGCAGCCGATTACGCCGCCTATGCCACGACCTGCTTGGATCGCGGCATGGTAGGAATGGCCAAACTCAACCAGTGGGTGGCCGCGTATCACCATGAAGAAGCGCGTATTCGGCTAGAGCGTCTGCTCAACATCAACTAACCCACGGGACGGCAATCCCAAAGAAAGGACATCCAATGAGAACAACCAAGGAGATCAGAGAACAGTTACGAGCTGTCCGCGCCGATATGAAGCGCCTAGGCATCAAACGAACATCGTGTTTCAACGGCGGAATGGATCGGCAAACGCAACGATTCAACGAGAAGTGCTTCGCTCTGGAATGCGCGCTCGCCGCAAGGCTCATGCACGAAAGGACAATACGATGAACGACAACGATAGCAAAGGTATCCTCGCCACGGTTGAGGCTATGCTCGAAGGACGAGAGTACAGCATGTGGTCGGCGCCGCTGGCCGGCTGGCTGTATTGGTCCAAGTACGCGGTGGTACTAGTGCCTCCAATCCAACGGGAGAAATTAACATGACGCGATTTTGGACTTACTACATCGGCGCAAGCTTTCGCCGGATGCCAGACGCCAACGGCCGGAGGTGGCTCACAGCGGTCATTTGGTATCCCAAAGGGCGCAAGCGCCTTGGCTACCTGTATCCATCAATCCGCTGGTTTTAACCCAACGGCCGCGGCAACGGCCATCAACCGAAAGGATCATGACACTGAGCACTACTTGGATCGAAACTACCGAGGAACGCTATGACGAAATGCTTGGCGTTCTTCCGCCTGAGGATATGACCGGCTTGGGCTTCCTCGTTGGCGAGCCTTCGGACCATAACGAGCAAGGCCGGCCGCGCTATGCCGCGTTTGTTCGGATAGGCGACCGCTTCTTCGAGTCCGCCGAACCTCTCACCATCCGCGAGTTTCGGGCGGTGAAGCTCGGGGAGGTGTCGCCATGAAACCCGGCCTCATGCACGACTATGGCAAAGCAATCGGGATCGGCCCCGCAATGCGGCCAACCAACCCGCACCCCGATAGTATCATGGGGACGCCTCGCCACCGACCAGCGCACGGTGGCCGAACGCCAATGGCAAGCGGGGATCAAACCCCGCAAGCCGCAACAGCCGTCAGCCAACGGAGAATGACCATTCCGAATACGTTAATCCACGCAACCAATGCCTCGCCGGAAGTCACGCTGGAATGGCTACGCGCGATGGCCACCACCGCCGACAACCTCAGACACGCCCGCGATGTCGTAGAGGATTGTGCAACACAGGTCGGACGCGACAGGTGCCAGGCGGCAATCGCCGAATTAAATCGCCTGGAAAACCACTTTTACAACGGA